GCCGCCCACCGCAAGGCCCTTCGCGAGAAGCGCGCCAAGGCGAAGCGGGCGGCCCAGGCGCTGGCCGCTGCGCTTCGTCGCAGGTTCCCCAGCCTGGTCGTCCACCTCGGCGGGAAGACGGAAAGGGAGCTGCGTGTGACCATGGAGGGCCTGAGCATCGTCAAGTTCTACGTGAATCTGGACGCTGAGATCGGCGTGATCACCGACCTTGCCCAGGGCCGGGTCGGCGGTATCGAGAGCGCTATCTGGTTGACCGCTGAGCGCTTGGACCAGATTCGCACTGCCGCCATCGATGCCTTGGGTGCCGTCTCCGGCCAGGTCGCCGGAGCGTCGTGATGGCCAAGGGCAAAGGCAGGTGGGGCTGGGTCCTCATGGTGCGGACGGCCGGGTTCGGCGACTGGCTGTACAGCTACAAAGTCTACCACTCGCGCCGATCAGCTCTCCACGGCCGGCCTGGACACGGGGCTGGCGCCATCTATCCAAGGCGGGTATGGGTTGAGGGCGAGTTCGCCATTCGGTTTGATCAGCCACGGCGCAATCCGCGCCCGAAAGGTGAGTGTAATGCCTGACGACAACATCTGTCACGACGGGGCGCCGTGCCAACACGGGTGCATCGACGACTGCCGCCGGTTGGCGGCCCGGCTTGATCCGGGTATCCGAGAACTCGTTACCCAGCTAAGGCGGCGCGGCTTCAACACAACCGACTCGGGCGATGGGAGCAAGTCACCTCAGATGGAAGGTGCGCTGCCATACCCTCACGTCGTGATCCTGCTCGCCGAGAAGGTCGACATGGTGGCCGAGGCCGACAGGTGCGCAGATCTCATGCTCGAGCTTGGGTACGAGGTCGACCCCATCAGCGGCTGGTCTGTGACGGCCTCTTACAACCCGGCCGACGGTCAGCGACTGATCGTCATCGAGGGGCCTCGCCCGGTCGGTGGCGTGGCGGCCATCCTTGACGGATGACGTTGGCTGCGGGTTGCCCCTCCCTGCTGTGGCGGGGCTTCCCGGCGCTCATGTCCGCAATCACGCGGCAAACGCCAAGGAGAGAAGTATGAAGGCGAATCCTGTCGAGCCCGAAGATCTGCGCGTAAAGCTGGCCGCTCACGATGTGAGCGAGGCGGCAAGGGCTCTCATCGTGGCTGAGAAGCCCGGCGATCCCAACGACCCGGCGACGGTGGCAGCGGGCGAGGCTCTGGCCCAGGCCGTGTCGAAGCTCAATGTCGTGCGAGGTCGGAATTTGTGACAGCTAGCCAAAGGGCCGGCCGCGACTAAATCAAAAACGGTTGAATATCCAGCTTGCATTCCGGGCGATCTGCTGATACCTTCCGCCCGTCAACAAGGAGTCTCTGATGCCCATCGTCAACCTGGAAGATGCCTACCACTCCGCCCATGAGGCGGTCGGCAAGGTCCGTCAGGAGTTGGCGGAGGCTGAGCAGCGGGTGAGGGTGGCCAGGAATCGCCTCGGCCAGCTCACCGACAGCCTTCACCCAGCAAACTCGCTCTACGCCGAGCTGGGTGAGCGGGCCGTCAAGATCGAGGGCCTCAGCTTCTTCCAGGGTGAGCCGGTCTACATCCGGCCCCCAAAGGGTGCGAAGCCGGTGACGGTCGAGCTGGTGTGGTGGGGCCACTCCCGTGGTTCCACCTTCTCAAGTTCTCGAGCTGTCGAGACGCGGCGTGTTCGCATCGTCGACGGCTGCACTTCGGCCGGTGGTCGCCAGGTGGTCAAGCCGGAGCTGCTCGCAGCAGCCCTCGCCGAGCTGGAGGCGATGTCGAAGTGAACACGGAACTCACCCTTGGCTTCGGCAGCCATGCCGGAAGGGATGGCACCTGTTTGATGGAGGCTGTCGCCCTCCTGGCCGGCGAGCCGAAGACGGATCGGCCTCAATGCGTGTGTCGAGTGCTGTCTGATTTCGGCCGAAGGTTCAACGACATGCTTGGCGAGGGCGACCATGGCGACATGCGGAGGGGGATCTACCTCGCACCGCTCGCGCCGCTACTGGTGAACACGCGGTCAACAAAGGCTGTCGAGAACGAGCGGGCCAGGGTCATCATTCTGGGATTGGTGAGGGATATCCTCCCCATGGTCGACGGGTTTGCCGGCGGCGCGGCTCTCGACCAGCTCGACAGCGGATCAGACGTGGACTGCATCATCGACTCGCTTGGGCAGGTTGTCTTCACCTGCACTGGTATTGCCTACACTGCTGTTTGCAGTCTGACCCGCATCGCCAAGTGGCTGAAGAGCAGTTGTCTGGAGATCGATATGGCGGCAGCGTGGGTGAGGCTGGCAGCCAACACCTACACCTCGACGCCACCCGATGAGGTCTTCTCCAAGGCGGCTGGCATCTTCCGCCGAGCCATCGAAGTGCGTGAGGTGGTGCCGTGATCACCGAAGAGCGGATGAAGCTGCTCGAGCCGCTGATCACGTCAGCGATTCAGGCTCTCGAGGGTCGCTACAGGCGGCCCATCAACTGGCTCGTCGGCACGTCTGATGATGGTGAGCCGCTTGAGGTATGGGCCCTGGGCGGGCCAGGATTCGGTATTGAGGGGATGGCCGACGTTCGGAAGCGTGATGATGGCAGTGTCCTCATCGGCGGCTTCGGAAAACGGGCCCACCGCGCGCTGAAGGCCCTTGAAGCGGCGCGACAGGCGTTCTTCGACTTCCAAAACTCAACAGGTGGTGAGGCGTGAACGAGCGATTCAATTTCTCCTGGTCGAAGCTCCTCCCCGAGGAGGTCGCGCAGCTCGAGTCGATCCGTACCGCGGTCGACGCGAGGCGGGCGGCTGAGCATGCCGCAATGTGCGCGGAGTGGGAGCTGCTGGGCGAGGGAAATGGCCGAGGCCGGCGCGTTCGGCCGAGCGACCATCCGGTGGATCTCGTGGTGCTCCGGGTGACCAAGACCACGATCGTGACTCAGTCCTTCGGCGGCAAGGAGTACACGTTCCAGCTCACCACCGGCCGGGAGAAGGAGGCGGCGGGTCGGTCGAGGTGGACCAGGGCGTTGTCCAACCATCCGTACCTTGAGCTGGTTCACGCTTCGCAATCAATTATTAAAAGGCTGGCGATCGCCGGCCAGGATCCTCGCAACCAATGGGCGCTGAAGGTGGCCAATGCCTTGGCTGAGACTGCTGGCGGCGCGAAGGTTTCGCCGTGAAGCCGCTGCCAGTGGAATCGTTTGACAGGATGCGGAACGTCATGAGGCGCCTCGCGTCACTACTCATGCTCGTGTGGCTCTTCGGCCTCCCTGCCTACATCAGCGCACTCGTCTGGTATGTCAGCGAGGCCATCGTCATGACCCGCGAGGCGGTCGCGCTTTCCGAGGAGCTGGCTTCGCGGCTTCTGGCGATCGATGACCGACTTGCCCGGCTCGAGTCGAGCGTGACGCTGGCGCCTATGTGCAGCGATGTCGAAGGGGATGGTCATTGAAGGCGCTCACAAGGCCTCAGAAGGCCGCCATGGAGGCGCTTGAGTCAATGGGGCCTGACGGCCGACTCCAAGCCTTCGTCTACCCCCGTCGCAGCATGGCCGCCAGTGCCCAGTGTATCCACATGCGGACCGCAAAGGCTCTCCACGGCCTGGGCCTCGTGGAGATGAAGATTGAGCCTGGCCGGAAGGGCGAGTGGCGCTACTTCGTTCGCCTACCCAGGGCTGATGGCATGCTGACCATGGAGGAACACCGTTGCAAGTTCAAGGTGCCTCCGGTCAGCCACTGGCGGCCGAAGGAGCTTGATAGTGATGTCGACCGGATTCTGAAGCACATCCAAGGCGGAGGGTCGCCAGGCGCGGCGCAGATGCGCCAGTCGCTCGGCATGGCAAAGGAGGCTGCAGACAGGGCCGTTGACGAACTCGTCAACCAGGGCCTGCTCGTGCGAGTTCCGACAAGGGGAGGTCGAAAGTGGGTGCTGACGGACAAGGGGCGGGAGATGTCCAATGTCTCTGCCCAGACTGCATCGCAAGGCTTGAAGACTCAGGCTGGTGGCGAAGTGAGTTGAGGGGACGGCTTGCCGATGGCGTTCGAGAGATGCTTCGCCGCTCGCCAGATGCTATTGAGCAAGCTGTCCGCGCGGCTTTGGCATCAGACATATGCGACTATGACATCTCCGAGTTCGGATTTGGTGGGGATCGAGGTACTGATGAAGAAGATGGCCTACACCCGATGGACCTACGGCGTTCCGGCGAAGCGGGGTGCTGACGTCATCCACCTCGGGTGCCGAGGGAAGATCACGTCATCACAAGGCCGCTCCATCTGGATCCGCTTCTCTGAGGGCCCGTTCGCCGGCCGTCGACCCGTGGGCCCGTATCACCCGACGTGGGAGATGGCGTACCTCAACAAGGACGGAGACGTCATCTGGCCGTCTGACCCGGCGAGTGTTGACCATATCCGCCCAGTGTCATGAAACCAAGGAGTTGACATGCAGTTCAGCAAACGCACATTCAACGCGCTCTACGAACTCGCCCAGGTCGGCCTCAGTCCCCCTGGTGCTGGCGGCAAGACCGTCACGCCTGAGATGATGAACAGCTACATCCGGCGGGCCACCCAGGCCAGTCGTCTCTTGTCTTCCATCCTGGCGGAGGTACCACCCCACGCAGACAGGGATCCTCGGGATCTTGCCAGTCTGCTGAGGGAGGCCTACGACTTCCTGATCGAGATCGGTCGATTGCCTGTCCAACTGGAGGGTTTGTCATGAAGTTCACATGGGAGGCCAGCGACATCATCGCCGGCCGCTTGATGGTCGACACCGGCGGTGAGTCGCACATCATCTGCTGGCGCGTTGACGAGCGAGGGACGCTGCTGGCTCACGCCAGCTTGATCGACGGGATGATCATCGAGCTCAACATTCCCGTGGGTGATGACGGCTACTACCCAGATCGCCCTGTTCAGGACGAACTCTTCGCGGCCGAGCTGACCAAGAACGGGTACATCCCCGCCGAGATGTGGAGCGGACCATCCTTCGTCGATGCGGTCGCTGGTCGGCGCGGCAAGCAGGGGTCCAGGTTCAAACCGCTCAGGAAACGGGAGTAAATCATGAAGGAAATCAAGGACCTGCTCCCTCAGGAGATCGAGACTTTCGCTCACCACACCCTCAAGCGAGTCGTTGCCGAAGGTGGCGTGGAGATCTGGCGAATGTTGAACCCACAACGCGGCCGAGACTGCCTCGTTGAGGTGATCATCAGCGATCTCGGGATCATCATCCATGGCGACATCCACCCGACGTCACATCCGATCATCGCCAGGAAGGATCTTCCATGGTTTGTCTCCAACCTGGGGGCCGACAGCCTCTCACAGCACTTTCTTGAGAAGCAGTACACGCCGCAGGCAGCTCGCGAGCACGTCGAGGACTGCATTGCAAGCCTGCGAACGGACCTTGAGTCCACCCTCGATCTCGGGCGGCGTGGCAGCCACCCTGACATCGAGAAGGAGACTCGGAAGCTGACCGACATCATCGACGACCTCAATGAGAGGCTTGACATGGCCTTGAATTACGGCGGCGATGGGCTCGACAGCGCCCACGAGTTCGGTGAGCGGTTCGGCCCCATCCTCGAGCGTTACGCCACCGACGTCGAGTGGGTGTACCCAAGCCTGGGATACCGCCCCGAGGACGTCGCGCGCCTGGTCGCCATCCACCAGCGCTTCAGGGTTCTCTACAGGGAGGCCGTGGGCCGTCGTCCGGCCGGTTGACCGACAAGGAGGGGATTCGTGATGGACAGTGAGCAGATCGAGTGGTTCGGGAAGCTGGCAGCGCGGTGTGCTGAACTCGGCGTTCCGGTCACGCGCGTCCAAATCGGCAACACTGAGAGGGGGCCAGGCGTGATCATCTCGTGCGGCAGGCGGCACTGGTCGCTGGTGGTGCCTGCCGTGATGTGGAGACTTTGCAGAGAGGCGGAGGGGATGGACGGGCTCGCACTCAAGCTCGAAGCGGAGGCCTGCGAGTGCGCCCGCTCCATGATTGTCGTACCCGCCGATGCGGCACCCATCAACTGTAAGCCGAAGGAGGTGTGACAATGCCTCGCTTCCCATGGCTTGAGGACTTCGAGGGTGAGTGGAGCTTCACCTGTGCCGGCTACCTCATCCAGGCCGATGAGTCAGGCCGAAGCCTGGCGGATCTTGAGCTGGCTGAGGGCAAGGACGGTCCCTCGTGGAGCATTCATCGCTACGGACAGCGCGTCAACGAGACGGTCGACAGCGGCATCGCCGACAGCCTCGCCGAGGCCCAGGATGATGCAGAGGAGGCCTTGAGTGCGCTCATCCTTGGCGACGGTGTCGTCCAGGCCATCGCCGGACTCGCGCCTATCAGGCCAGCCACACCCACCTTGTCGAGCCTCGTAGAGGCGGAGATGAAGATCGCCCAACTTGAGAGCGAGCGCGGCGCCCTCGTGGCTGTCAAGCCCATCAACTACGAAGTCATCGAGGAGCTGGCGCGTGTCCTGCTCCGCCTTTCCAATCGTGAGGACGGCCAGGACCACTGGTTCACCGTCGCCGTCAAGACAGCGAAGGTCCTCTCCAAGTGCGGCCGGCTCAAGATCGAGGAGATCTCCCTCGACGGTTCGATGTGCCGGTACGCCTGGATCGGCGGCCTGCCAAATCTCAAGGCCTGATCGCGCCGGATTGAAGACGGCCCTTGCATTCCGTGCGACGTGCCCGTAGTATCAGAATCACGTTCGTTCATCAGGAGTGAAGCATGAAGCCAGTGTCCCTCGACGAAGACATGCGAGAGGTTGCCGCAAAGGGGATCATCCTGCCGATGATCGTCGCTGGCGACCGGATGGCTCAGGCCATCAACAACGTGCGCAACGCGATCCTCGCCAATCCCGACGACTCAACGGAAAGCGACCGCGTCAGCGAGCTCGCCTTTCAGATGAGCGTCTTCTCGTCCGACCTCCTTCGCGGGCGGTCCTACTCGCTGGGCGGCGACAAGGTGGCCATGCGGGCTGGCATCAAGGAGCTGATCGCCCTGCTTGAAGGGACCCTCGGCCGCCTCAACGATGACCTCAGCCAGATCGATCTCCTGGCCGCTGACCTGGCGGCCGTCACCAAGAAGCGGATCGCCATTAGCTCGGTGAGCAAGCTGGTCGTCGGCGGCGTCGAGGTCAGCATCTGCGACGGTGGCGTGTTCGTCTCGATCGTCCGCATCGTTGATGATGTCGCGGTCATCATGAGGGCTATTGGTGACCGTCTCGTCATTGAGCAGCGTGTCGCGCTGAAGCTCTTTGATGAAGGTTTCTTCCCCGACATCAACAAGGGCGTGGTCACGGTCGATGGGCACGCCGTAGCCTTCTCTGATGAGGGCGGTGTCGCGCGGGCTCCTGACTCATGGAGGAGTCGCGCGGATCGCGCCATGGTCATCAGGGCCATCAAATCCGCTGCATCGGCGGTTGGTGTCAACGTGACCGACCCTCACGAAGAAGTCCCGGCCGGCGATGGTTGATCGTCGCCCGGAGTGCCCTCGGTGCGGCTGCACGTGCCGGTCACCCCAGCGGTGGCATGACGTCCGCATCGAGCTGCTGCTCCTGGCGGGCGACCTGCAGCGGGTCCTGGGCGATCTCCACGCTGTACCGCCTAGCCGGATCCACCCAGAGGCGGTGGCCTCAATGCGAAACACATTCAAGACGATCCGATCGCTGATAGAAGCTGCCAGCGATCTTGCAAGGCGGTTACCGCCGAGGGTTTGAAATGACCGACTCCAGCGACCAATGCTCAGACCTTGAGAAGTACCTGGCAGCCTTGGGCGATGTGGCTGACGAGCTGGGTATCAGCCCCAGCGAGCGAGACCTGAAGAACATCGCCCTCATGGCTAGAAACTGGCGCGAGCGTGCCGAAGCGGCCGAGTCAGAGCTGTCGACGTCATCCTTGGCGCTGTGGGCGATGGGGGCGGCGGGGTGGGGGGCGTACCACTGCGGCGGGTTGGATGGGGCTGGATACTGGCGGTGGGTGTGGAGTGAGGCAGGGGCTGCGCTTCAGGGGCTGACCAGTCTGCCAACCTTGACTACTCACCAATGCAAGTCTACAGCCACGGCCCCGGCCTACGACGAGGTTCTGCTGGACGTCTGGCGTGCGCAGTTGAGGCAGCACAAGGCCGACCGCAAGCGGCTGGCGGCCGCGCCCTTCGCCGGCCACGTCACCGTCGAGGTCGACACCTCCGGCAGGCCGCAAGAGTCGTCCCGTGTGTCGGTGACCATGGACACGCTCGACCTTGATGCGGCCGAGCTCAAGTTGGTCACGAAGTCTGTCGAGTTCATGAGCTGGCGAGAGCGGGCTGAGGCGGCCGAGTCGAAGCTGGCTGCGATGGAGCACCTTCCAGAGATGCTCGAGACCGTCCGCCTTGACCGAGACTCGCTCATCAGGCTCTTCGAGCGGGAGATGGCCGACCACCTGAGGGCGATCAGCGTCTCCAAAGACGCCATTCTCGTGTGGCGGGCCGGTGCCGATGTCGACATGCGCGGGTCGCTGGCCGAGCACCTTTCCCGCATTCTGCGTCGGATCGACGCGGGCCCGTTGACCATCATTGAGATTCCTGAAGGCACTGACCTCAGTGAACTCAATGAGGCCGACGCCCTCAAGATCTACCAGGCGATCGGTCGACGATTCGGCTGGCCATCCTGATCTCGACAAAAACGAAGATAGTTTCATTAAGCCCTGGACACGGCCTGCATTCCGGGCTACCATCTCCAAGTCGCCTGGGTTTCAGGCGCTTTCCAGTGGGGGTGAGTGATGGCGGTCAAGGACGAGGCACTGAGACTGGTTCAAGACCTACTCGCCGCTGATCAGCGGGTTGAGTGGGGCGCTGAGCACGCTGCGGACTGGTCGAGCCGGAACGGCGCTGGCATCTACTTCAAGAAGGTGCGCGGGACGGTCACGCTCACACTCCGCCCTGAGGGGTTCGCCGTTTCAGACGGGGAGATTCAGGTCGACCTGCCTGAGCGAGACTACTCCGGGGTGAATGCTTTCTCGGAGGCCAAGGCCGCATTCAACCGCCAGCGGAAGAATGCGCAGCGGGTGGAAGATATCACCAAGCTGCGGGCGGCGGCTGGGCTTTTCTCGTGATGAACGAGGAACAGAAGGCCAAAGCCGTCGCCCTGCTGGCGATCTACGAGATCAGGTCGGTGGCGGATGGGTTTCGAGCCTCAAAGCTACAATTCTGCGTCGAGTGGTGGGTTGGTCGCACAAAGTTCTGTGCGCCCAACCTGGCCGACGAGACGGGCTCGGTCGAGGGGTGGCTTCACCGGGTACTTCAGCGGCTGGTGGGTGAGCTGGTTGAGGTGGTTGCCGTGCGGGAGAATGCTGACGGCGCGCCAGAGTGGGCCGCGAGGACGGCTTTGTCTGGTATGTACTTCAGCGATCCTGGGACCCACCCGAGTCGCTTTGACGCCATCGTCGAAGCCCTTCTGGCTGAGGGTGTTGGTCAGTGAGGCCTTTCTGGCCGTTCAGAAGGCAGTCGCAAGACCTGCCTGTCGACGCTATCAAAAAAGCACTACCCGGCGCTGTGGTCTACTGCCGCGGCGGGCGGATCGTAGTTGTCATGAACATGGCGACCGCTGAGTCGGTTGCTCAACGTTTGGGGAAAAGTCGTTGAAAATCACAGATCTTCACTATGCGGCCCTTGCCGCAACCCTGGGAAACCTTCACGCCTCGCTCACGGCCGAGGCGCTGGCTTCGATCATCGGCCCGGAGGGCGTCGCTGAGTACGGCTTCCTCAGCGGCCTCATCGAGGATGACATGGACATGCTGCCGATTCGTCCGCTGCGCCGGATCGCGCTCAATGCGATCCGGTCGCTGACCGAGTCGACGCCCACCTGCCCCAACGGCCATGGCCTCGCCATCGAGCGGGTGCCCGGCACCGCCGACTGGCGGCGGGTGACCAACTGCGCGACCTGTGGTGAGTTCCTCGAGGCTCCCAAGAAAGGTGGCCGCATCTACGACTTCGTGGCCGGGTACGAGGTCGACCCGGACACCACCCACCACACCGTCGATGGCCTCCGGGTTCCGCTTGACCTCGGCGAGCTGGCCAAGATGATCGGCGGCCCCATCGATCCGCAGATCACCGAAGCGGCCGCCGCTGAGGGGATCACCCTGCCGCGCATGCTGCACGCCCTGCTCGTGCAGAAGTGCAGCGGCAGCATCCGTTCCATGCTCACCAACTTGAAGTCGGCGCCTCTCGAGTGGTCGTTCCAGAACGGCCTTCGCGTGTTTGCCAGGTCGGTCATCAAGGCCGACGCCACCCGCGTCGCCCAGGCTACGTCCAACATCGGCGGCATCTTCGACTTTGAGGCCGTCTACGATGCGGCCTTGAGCAGCGATACCGCCGACCCGGCCCGGCGGGGTCTGCTGATGGCCAACATCGATCCGAGGATTCGTGGTGGCCTTCCGCTGTGCCAGCGGCCGACCGACCAGCTTCGCAGTGACCTGAAGGGGCTCATGTCGTACGGAGAGCACGTCCTGTGCGAGTGGCTCCTCCAGGCAGAGAAGCTCTCCTACCCCCGGCTCGAGGCCCGCGTGTTCAGGGCGGCCCGCGAGGCGCTTCAGTCGAAGACCAGCATCAACATCGGCACGGTCGGCGGCGGCGTCGGGGTGGTGCTCGAGACCGGCCGGGCCCAGGGGGCCAACATCACGATGGATGTCGTCTCTGGTGGGATCGGGGTCGTCATCAAGGGGCGATAGCCGGCCGAAGTGGGGGTGATGGGATGAGGGTCCTCAAGAATGGGCGTGATCAGTCTGGGTGGGCGAAGGAATCCACCTGCACTGGCGCTGGGAACGGTGGCGGTGGGTGCGGCGCTGTCCTGCTGGTGGAGGAGGGCGATCTCTTTCGTACGCAGTCTAGCGCCCTGGGCGAGGTCACCATGCACACCACATTCCGCTGCATCATGTGTGGAGTAAACACTGACATCATAGGCGTGCCTGCATGCGTCGAGTCTCGACTGCCGTCCGGGGTGGAACACCCGAACGGTGGCCTTGTTCGGCCGGTGGTGCGTCTGGTCGATGGGGGTTGGGGATGAGCGATCGAAGCAAGCGAAGGGCCCGCATCGCGGCCTTGAATGATCCTGCTGCGGCTGAGCAGCGGGCCATTGCTGGCCGAAGGCGCCGCCTTGAGGTCCAGCGGCACAACGAAGAGCAGGTCGCCCTCAAGGCTGAGATCAAGGCGGCTGATGAGCGCGCCGCCATTCGCCAAGAGCGAATGGCTCAGCAACTGAGGGATGGCGTGATCCACAGCGAGCCCAGCGGCCGGAGACTGAGCCGGCTGGCCATCCTGCAGCTCGTCTCCCACGCCCTGGCGAGGGGGCAGTGATGTCAACTTCGACCACGCTCAGCGGCAGGGTCCGCGTCGTCTGCGAGCTCGACATCTCCGTCTTCGGCCTTGATCTCTCAGGTGCCGGGTACGAAGTGGTCGACGACCAGACCGTCCGCAAGGCCATTGAGAGGGGGTATTTCCACGAGGCCGACTCCACAGATCCTATTCACAGCATCGTTCGCGTTGTCAGCTTCGATCTGGGGCCTGACCCGAAGTAGATCCATCTCTTGCATTCCGGGCTGCGCGCCCGTATACTCACCGGGTGTCTGACCAGGCCGTGTGGCCTCAACTGAGTGGGGGATTCCATGGATTCCGCGATTGGCAACGTCGGTGACGACGACTACTCCGGCTACGTCGGAAAGATGAACAGCCTCTTCCTGGACCTCAGGCTGTCCGGGTTCGGTGGCGTCCTCTTCACCACCGACGCGGCCGGCCTCTGGGAGGCGTACCTCGCCAGCTTCCCCGAGTCCGAGCGGCAGGGGCACAACTGCAATGAGTGCCGCCGGTTCATCGAGGAGTTCGGCGGTCTCGTCGTCATCGACGACAATGACAATAGCCGGACCTCGTCGGCCGTATGGTTCCCGTCCGCGGTTCCGACCGACAGGTTCGGGGCGCACGATGCCCTCGCGCGAATCGTCGAGAAGGCCAATGTGACCGGCGTCTTCATCTCGTCGAAGACCGTGTGGGGTACTCCGAGGACCGGCGTCTGGCAGCACCTGTCGCTGCAGCCTCCGGCCTCCATCCGGCACGACAGCCTCGCCGTCACCGACAGCCAGGCGATGGCGGCGAAGAAACACGACTTCGAGACACTCGGTCGCTTCCTGCATGGGCTCATGCACGAGAATCTTGACGTCGCCATCCGACTCCTCAAGTCGAATGCTCTCTATCGAAGCGAGAAGGTCCTGGGCGCTGCAGAGTGGCTCAAGTCCGTCCACGCCAAGTTTCTTGCCACGCGGGGGCGGGAGCGTAACAACCTCCTGTGGAAGGCGGTGGCCAAGGCTCCGGCTGGGTTCTGTCACCCGCGAAGCTCGATGATCGGCACGCTGCTCGACGACATCGCCATCGGCATGGATTTCGAGGCCGTATCCAGGCGGTTCGCGGCGAAGATGGACCCCACTCTCTACCAGCGCCCCCAGGCGGCCCCCAGCGCCGGCGCCATCGCGCAGGCGGAGATCCTCTTCGAGAAGCTCAAGGCGGCCGGATCACTCCGCCGGCGGTACGCGCGCCTCGAGGACATCAAGGCGATCTGGAAGCCGGCGCCACCGAAGCCTGAGGTTCGCGATGGCCTCTTCGGCCACCTCAAGAAGGGGGCCGCTGCCGCAAGGCCGGCCATGACGCTCCCGGTCGAGACGATGACCTGGGACAAGTTCTCTCGGCAGGTCCTTCCGACCGCCGAGCTGATCGAGTTCCAGGCGCCGGCCCTCGGCAGCTACACCACGATGGTGACCGCCGTCGACATGGACGCCCCGCCCATCATCCAGTGGGACCTGGTCGGCAATCGAGATCCTGTGTCCAACTACGTCTGGACCAAGGGCTCGACCGCCTCTCAGTACAGCCTCATGGCTGGCCACTTCTACCCCGTGTCAGCCATCGCCCTGAACCCAGGGTCGCTTTCTGGCGCCCACATTCATAAGGGCGTGATCCTGATCATCGAGGGCGCGAAGGAGATGCGCGCAGGCGGCGGCCTTGGCCTCTTCCCCGAGAACATGAAGGCGGAGTTTCACGGCATCCGCTCTGTCATTGAGGCGTTCTCGCGCAGCGGGAAGCTGGAGGGCTTCGACGAGCGATCTGCTTGCGGTTACCTTCTGTCGAAGGGTGGCATGTGGAACAATGTCGTTCGCGTGTGGGCTGGCGGCGTCTCCAATGACTACAAGCTGGACCGGTGGGACTAGGTCGATGCGCTACACACCATTCCTTGACCACTGCGGCGTTGAGATCAAAGAAGACGTCAGCGATGACGCAGTCAACATCATTGACGCAGCCCTCGCCGCGGTAAGCGCCACTGTCGACTGGGGGGCTCACAACGGCCGAAAGCGGAAGCCGTGCAAGGGCCAGCCGCTGCTGCTGGCCGGCAAGCCCATCGGGCAGTACCACTGCGAGTCCTGCGGTGAGATGCAGCTCGCCGGCATGGCCCATATGCCTCCCGACGATGACTACGAGGCCACTTACGGCTGTGAGTGGCCTGAGGGGTATGTCGACCAAGTCAGTCCTGATGGTGCTCATCATGGAGATTAAGCATCAGGAAATTTTTTACGCAATGCTTGATGACATTGGCGGCGTCGACTACTTCCACCGGCACGCCATCCTGATAAACGGTGAGTGGTCGACCTACATGACGGTCCGTGGTGAGGTTGTCAAGGTCTGCTTCACCATCGACGAGGATCGCCTGGAGGTGGTCGGGGGCGGGCCGGACGGGGTCGGCTTCGGGCTGACCGCAGAGTCGGCCGTCAGCAACCTTGCGCAGTGGTACGAGGACTGCGCCAATCGAATGTCCGGCGTGGCCAGGAACAACTGCGTCATCGCAGAGATGCTGCGCTTTGCTTCCAAGAAGCTGGGAGACTCGACGAGATGAGAAGAGGCAGTCAGGGGAAGGTCCACATCGCGGGCCATCAGAGATCGTCCAGGGATAGCGGCTCAACCCCCTCTGAGAGGGCACTCTGCGGTCGACCGTTGACCGGACACGGGCGGGTCGCCGTCGACAGCGACAATCCGACCTGCGCCAAGTGCATCAGCAAGCAGGCCGGCTCTGGTGGCGTGGGCACTGTCGTCATTCTTGTCATCCTCGCCGCGATTGCATTCGTGGCGTTCGGCCACTATCGCGGCGGCCATGCCAACGCTGCCGAGATCGGCCGTCAGAAGTGATCACACCCAAGGACGGCGACCTCGTCTGGACCTGCGAGCCAAGCGACGAGAAGTCGAATTACAAGAGCAGGTTTGACCCATGGCCAGATCCGCCACAGCGCCCGAGGTTGGCCAAGGCCGCCATGACCAGTCGGGGCGGGATCGTGCTTCACTACGTGGACCCGAAGACGGGCGAGCCTCAAACTGAGTCCTCAAGCTCAGTCCACTGGTTCAACGGCTGCTTCGCCTTCGCGACAAAGGCTGACGCTGACGATCACTTCCGATCGGCGACGACTGCGTGGGCTGAAAGCATGCGGTGGGCCATCCTCAGGGCCGAGGCCAGCGCAGCGGAGTACCTGGCCAATGGGTGAGGCTCAGGCGCACCTCGAGTGGATGCGCGTGATGGCTGACGAGGCCCGCACCCAGCTCAGGCTGATGGTGGAGTTCACGCCAATGACCCCAGCCGGCCATCGGTATCGATACGAGGAGATCCGCCTGCGCAAGGCGGTCCTCGCGGTATGGAATGAAGCGATCCTTGATCTTGAGGACCGTTTGACAGCGCCCGGAATGCGTGGTACGGTGGATCCATGATCGAAGAATCTGAGATTTGGTTCGTGACCAGCGACCTCTTCCGAGGGGTTGTCGCCAAGCCGTTCAGCGTCGTGCAGAAGACCAAGGTCTTCTATACGTTCAAGGACTACAGCAGCCCTGCCGGGCGGCGGATTCACGTGGATCGTGTTGGCTCGTATGACGTTGAGCGCGGCTTCGCATCCGGCCTGACGAAGTCTGCCGCCATCGGTGCCTTCATGGCCCACCACGAGGCGGAAGCCAACAACCACGCCGGCCTGGTGACTCAGGCCCTTGGGATGCTCGAGGTGGTGGAATGAACGCTGGCAAGGGTAAGCAGCGCGCGTGCTACGTGTACGACGGAGAGCGGGAGCAGCAGCGCCGCCTCGCTACCGGCGCGTTTGATTGCAGCACTCGAACGCCGACTCCGGCGATGGTCGGGGCCATTGTTCTCGCCCTCGGCGGGCAAACGCCGGCCGCCGGCATTCTTGGTGTCAGCTACCCGACGCTGACCGCCTGGCGGTCAGGTCGGAGTCGGCCGTCGAACCTGGAGTGGCGCGGTTTGATGGCCGTCGCCGAGACCCTCGGCTGGGTCAGTCCGATGACCGCCGATCCGACGGCCGATGGGCCGTTCCTCGTCGCCATCACCGGCGATCAGTTTCCGCGCGTCGCCATCTTCACCGGAGGCGACTTCTTCGTGGATGGTGTGGTGGCCAACGTCTCTGCGTGGCGTCGGCTTCCCGAGTTCGCCATCAACGAGCTCGACTGGAGCGGGTGGGTCGAGACCTCACTGAGCGCTGAGAGCCGGAGTCGTCACCGCATCAAGTAGCCCACGCCCTCGTAGCTCAGGTGGATAGAGCAACAGGTTCCTAACCTGTGGGTCGCTGGTTCAAGTCCAGCCGAGGGCGCTTTTTTTGAACAGGTGGTCATGAAATACATTCTAACATGGCTGATGATCCTCGTCGCGCTACCGGTCGTAGCTCAGATCATCGTCCGTGTCGTGACCATCAGGCCGATCGCCAGCGTTAGCCTCGCTTGGCCGGTGGTTGCCTGGATCAGGCATCTTCGGCCGGCGAGGTTTCCATGGGACGAGCTGTGTAGATGCTTTCGCCGCGCGTGCGCGCGCCTCTCGTGAGGCACAAGCCATGGCGACGACGGCCTGACCATCGTCGCCATCGCTGGCTTCGTGAAGGTTGACTGCGATGCTTGAAGTTCAGATTATTTTGCACAACGCGCGCTCTGGTGATCAAGTGGTCATCGAGACGGCCTTCATCTGGAACGATGGGACCGGTGATGCCGACATAGGGAACTACCACGTCGACATCAAGAAGCCGCCCAGTCAGAAGGATGTCGGTCGCGGTCCGTACGCTCAGACATGGGTCAGGGGTCGGGTTGTCGGCCACCGCCGGCGGGAGTCTGCATGGGAGCTGCTCAAGCGCTCTCTGAACAGCGCGCTTGACCACGGTGGCCGGTCCCAGGAGGGGCTGATGAGGGATCCGTTCACCGACATCGAGTCGATGTGCGTCGGGCTCGTCTCCGCCTTGGACGGATCGGCTGACTCCAGGGACGACGACTGGTGCAACGAAGTCATCGCCGCCCTGGCCAAGCGCATCGACGAGTGGAGGCCGAGCATCGGCAACGGCCTGGCGCGGATCCTCTACGACGAGGCCGCGAAGAAGCGTGCGATTGCCGCCATCCAGCTCGCGAGGGAGCTCATGGCCGAGCGGAGGGGCAATCTCGACAGGCATCCCCCCGAGGACGCGGTCGAATTCGACCCGTTCGCCGACTCGACTTGAAGCCGGCCGGCTGATATGCTGATATACGGGCATTTAGCCCGCGTAGGAGTTCCCATGGGTTCACGAGCATACCAGCGGCAAAGGCCGCTCACGGCCATGACGATCTGCGACGGTTCGCTGATCCAGCGCATCAACGAGGCCCTCGTCGACGCCTCGGTGTCCATTCGGCGGCACCGGGGCATCACCAAGCCGCGGGTGATCACCATCAAGATCACCCTGGCGCCTGACGCGGAGACCGACTTCGTTCGGACCACCTCTGCTGTCGAGACGAAGTTCCCGAGGCCGGCCGACGTCGGCGGGGCCATGATCTCGGATGACAACATCGTACTTCGGTCGAACGACTTGAGCGATGATGGGCTCAACAGGCAGCTTGAGCTGCGAGAGCTTCTCGACGGTGCTGAGCCCCGCGTCGAGAACGAGTCGATGAACTGAGCAGGGGCGGCCTGGGTGTAGCCCGCTCAAGAAACACCCAGGCCGCCCCTGTATTTTTCAATCACACTGAGGAGCATTCCATGACCGACCCGCGGGTAGCAAGGCTCATCAGCCTCGTCCACGAAACAGCCGCCGCCCAGGGTGTCGCCCTCGGCCCCGCATCGTCGAAGGACGGCTGCCTTGCATTCAGTGTGAACGGCGCCAGCGCTAGCTCTCGGCTCGCCGACGTGGCCATGGCCGCTGCAGCCGCAACCGGGCGGGTGTGTAGCGTCGGAACGCTTGAGGACGGCACGATCGCCATCGTGATGATCCCGTGGTTGAAGCGTGGACCCAAGTCGAAGTGGAAGCTCATGCGTGAGCCGACCTGCAGGCTCATCTCCAGGAATGAAGCTGGTGAGACCGACGTGCGGGTGGTCAGCGTCTACAGCGTGACACCACCCGAGGCAGATCGCCCCGCCGTCTGCCTCCTCGAGATTCTCCACGCTGCGGGACTGACCGCCTTCGACGGTGTGGTCGTTGACACGACCGACGGGATCAAGGTCATGGACTCCGAGAAGAGGCTCGTCGAGCTGTACTACGAGGACGGCGTCTACAACGGCCGTCGAGTGATGGACCCTGGCTTCTACCCCATCGAGGCGAAAGTCTGATGTGGGACGTCATCCACGGTGACAACGTCGACGTGCTGAGGGGTATGCCCTCCGGTATCGTGGACGCCGTCATCGCAGATCCCCAGTACGGCCTCTCAGACCACAAGCTCGTAGATGTTATCGCGTGCCTGAAGGCGTGGCTGGCCGGTGAGCCCTTCGTTCACTCGAAGAAAGGGTTCATGGGCAAGGAGTGGGACGGCTGGGTGCCTGGGCCGGAGTTGTGGCGAGAGGCTTCGAGGGCCTTGAAGGCCGGTCGCCATCTGGCTGCCTTCAGTGGGGCGAGGACGCATGACCTTGCCGGTATGGCCATTCGCCTCTCAGACTTGGAGCTGATTGACAGCCTGATGTGGCTGCACTCTCACCTGATGCCCAAGTCGAAGGGTGGCCTCAAGACTGGGTTCGAGCCAATCATCCTCGCCCGCCAGCGCGGTGCCGTCACGCCGCTCAATATCGATGACTGTCGACAGGATCCGGCAGGCGTGGTCATCGGCAGGTGGCCAACGAACGTCATCCATGATGGCAGCGATGAGGTTGTCCAGCTCATGCCTGACGCCAAGGGGCAGCAGGGCGGCCTTGATGGCAATGAGCCGAGCGCGAAGATGGGTCAGGCCAACACCTACGGCCGGATGGATAGGAGGCACACCTCGACACCTCGCATAGAGGCAAGCAAGAGTGCTGCTCGCTTCTACTACTGCGCACGAGCCTCTGCGTCTGAGCGTGGTGAAGGGAATTACTGGCCTTCGGTGAAGCCGGTCGCTTTGATGAGGTGGCTCGTCCGGCTCCTGACGAAGCCTGGCGAGATTGTGTTGGATATGTTTTGCGGCAGCGGAACGACTGGAATCGCAGCTCTCCTCGAGGGGCGCCGCTTCATCGGCATCGACTCCGACGAGAGGGCCTGCGAGATCTCGCGTCGAAGGCTCTCTGAGGTCGCCGAGTGGGATCCATTCTGGGACTGGAGGGCCTTGTGAGCTTCGCGCCGGACAAGCCGATCACCCACTCGCTGATCCTGAGCCTGGACACTGAGACCACAGGCCTTGACCTCGACAGGGATCGCATCGTCGAGCTGGGCGTTCGGTACTTCTACATGGGCGAGCCGTTCAGCAAGCCCATGAACATCCGCATCAACCCGGAGATCCGCATCCCCGAGGGCGCGTCTGCGGTCCATGGGATCTACGACCGGGATGTCGCCAAGTCTCCGACGTTCTCCCAGATCCTCCCCAGGCTCAAAGAGCACCTTGACGGCTCCGTCGCGTCTCAAGAACTTGGGCGGAAGGTTGTCCCGGTGCTCTGCGGGTACAACATTCAGGAGTACGACACGCCGCTCCTGAACAGGCAGATCCGGGAGGCCGGCGACAGCCTTCAGCTTGCTGACGACAGGATCTTAGATCCCATCTGGATCTCGAAGGCAGCGGCTCGGCGGTCGTCGTCTCGTCTTGGTGACGTGTGCGCGAAGTACGGCATCAGCATCGTCAACGCGCACGCGGCCTGGGCCGATGCAGACGCCGCGGTGCGCGTGCTGATGGCAATGGTGAGGTGCGGGCACCTCGTCGACAACGTCGAGAAGGCTCTCTTCGTGATGAAGGCGTCGAGGGTTCACTCGAACGACGACCGCGCCCATTTCCAGCACTACATCTACACAGACAGAACTGTGCCAGCAGAGCCAGTCCTCAGGATCGGCTTCGGGAAGCACCAGGGTGTCGATTTGGCAGATCTTCCAGTCGACTACCTTCGTTACCTAATGAAACTTGACGACATGCCAACGCATGTCAAGTCTGTATTCCGCGCCATTCATGGCGCAAAAACCATACTAAGGGCTACATCCGAATGAAGACTCCCTACCAGATCAAGATTGGCATGTCGGAGGGGATCGACCCCCATGGGAACGCCGCAGAGCTTGCAGCATGGCTTGGCGGGTATGCCGAAGAGCTCCGTGAGATGTCGAAGATCATCGACGGGCTCGCCAGGATCGCCAAGGCTGATCCAGGCACCCTCTTCCGCATGGGCAACGCCATCGCCAGCGTCCGCCGGGCGCTGGAGGTCGACCTCGGCACCCTCGGTGATGCATTTGACGTCGCCCAGTCTCTGGGCGGCATACTCTCCACTGCGGCCATGTCGGTGGATGAGAATGGCGACTAGCGGCCGCCGCCGACATCTCCCCGTCAAGCACCAGGTCTTCTGGCGCTTGATGCAGGTTGGCGGCCCGGAATCCATGATCAGCATCCGGGAGCTGGCAGCCGCCCACTCGGGCAGCCGATGCTGGTCTGCAGCCGTTCGCGAGCGAGGGCTGAGGGACGGCTGGCTTCGTGTTGTATCCGGCCACCCTGGCGCCAGGGCGAGCGGAGGGGCGTCAGCAATCCCGAACACCGAGGTCTACCAGCTCACCCCTGCGGGCATCGAGGAGTGCAAGGCGTGGTGGGCGACCAGCGGCGAGTCCTTCGGCGCCCTCATGATGGAGGGTCAGGCGAGGGCTGAGCTTGAGGCTGAAGCCTTGATCCAGAGCTTCGAGCGGAAACTCCGCGAGGAGAGCAACCTCAGGAGGGAGCGCGCTGAGGCCCTCAGGCGTTTCCGCGAGACCGACGTTGGCAAGATGGTTGGCGTCCTGAGGGCCTCGTCCAGGCCGCTGGACATCGTCGAGATTCGGTCTGCCCTCGACTGGCCGTCATCAAGGCCATCATCTGCAGCGCTCAGGGCCGGCGTTGACTCTGGGGCGATCGTCAGGGTCGCCCATGGCGTGTACGACCTGCCGGAGAGGTCGATCGTGGTGCCGCCTTCCATGACGGCGAGGCTCATCATCGAGATGGGTCGCAAGCCTGGCGGCCTGAGCATCCTCGCGATGTCTCGGGCTGTCGGTGTCGACCGGGACCGGCTTCGGCATGGCGTCTTTCGATCGATGAGGGCCGCAGGGCTTGTCAAAAGCCTTGGTCAGGCCAGGTGGTCACTGACCCCTGCCGGGGTCGAGAAGCTGAAGCGTCTCGAGGAAGAGATGGCAAGGCTCAACAAGGCGCGCCAGCAGGCGCTGAAGGCGAGGTATGGATGACGACTACTACCCATCCAGAGAACTTTGACGAGTCGCGCTGCTGGACCCCCTTCTGGGTGGGCCTGAACCTCGCGATCAGGCTTCGAGAGCTCTGCCAGCTCTACTCGGACGACCCGTTCCACACGCCGACCGTCCTCGACGCCGGCTGTGGCCGGGGGGCCCTGGCTGACCCGCTCGCAGAGCGTGGCTGGTTCGAGGTGTTCGGTGTCGACAGCACGCCCTACAGCGGTGGCCGGTATCGAGGTCGGGCGGTGGGGAACTTCCTGTCGCCGATCGCCGAATGGGTCTGGTCGGGATTCGCCCCACCGCAGAGCTTCGATGCCACGATCTTCAACAGCCCCTTCACGATCAAGGAGGCGTACAAGAAGGGGAGGTACAGGGCCAGCTACGACGGGCCGCGCCTCTTCATCGACCGCGCCAAGGCCATCTCGCCGATCATCGCCAGCCTTCATCGAAGCGCCTGGTTCCAGGAGATGCAGTTGGATGGTGATGGCGGGCTCTCTCGCAGCGAGTGGCGGGGTGACCTCCGCCGCAACTACGTCACCGAGCAGATGGCCCTGGGGCGGGTGCCGTTCATGGACGGCGAGAAGGCTGTCGACTCCACCACCTACTGCTGGACCATCGCCCGCAGGCCCCTGCCCCAGGATGGTCCTGGGCCGTGGCCGACCCTCCTGTACGACGCCAGCGTCCGGCCAGAGGCGCCGCGAGCTGGCGGCGGTGATGTCGATGGAACTCACTCCTAAGGCCGCGGCTGCCCGGCAGGCGAAGCGCGACTGGTTCACCACCAGGATTGAAGCGCTGCTCGCCGATCGGTTGGAGCTGTACCCGAAGAGTGAGGCTGGTCAGGAGGCGGGCCGGGCGGCCAACATGACCTTCATGGTCAGGGTAGCCATGGATATCGGCCTTGTGGCCCAGACGGACGATCCTGTCGAGGCCTTCAGGAAGCTGAAAGTCGATCCACAGCCACTGCTCTACCTCGCCCACCTCTGGCTTGAGCTGGACCTCGAGCAGTCGATGATGAAGTCGCTGAAGAGGATCTCCGGCCAGGAGATCGTCAGGCCCAAGCCGTCTCGACATCAGCCCTCGATCATCTTTTTCTAAGATTCTGACATTTTCATGTTGCATTCCGGGCGCCTGTCGGCTACATTCCTCCATGAGGTTGAGGCGCTGGCCCCGACACCTGGCCGGCTGGGGGATCGAATGGATCGAGAGATTGGCGATAGGTGGTGGCGGGTTTCAGAGGCAGTGCCGCAGGAGGATGGGACGTGCATGTGGAGCGTCGAGCTGGTCAAGTGCGTCGGGCACTACATGGGCGAGCCTGATGTAGAGTCGGTTGACTATGCCGACGCCTACCTCAAATCAAGCAAGGCGGCCGACAGGCTGGCCCGCAAGCTGAACAAGCGAGACCAACTTGAGCAGCCGTGACAAGATGCGCCCGGCGTGGCGCGTGAAAAATACGCCAAAGTGGATGGCTCGCTGCGCCAGTCGCTTCTACGGGACCCGCTATGGAGCCATCAGCTCCATGAAGTCAGCCAAGGTCGACACCAGGCGGGCCATTGGCCAAGCTGGCCTGAAGTTCGCATCCGAGAAGGGCGAGGATCACACTGGCCGATCGGCTTTCTTGGAGCTTGAGGACGTGTTTGCCGTGAGCAGGGAGATTCGAGAAGAGTTCTTGCGTCGTCACGGCAGACGGTGCAGTGACGAGCCTGGAGAACTTGCCATGCTGGACGCGGTCATCGCAGAGGTCAAGGGGAAGTAAATGGGCTACGCAGCCAGTGTTGGTGCTCCGAGGTCCATGCCTGAGGAGGAGCGTCGGAAGCTCTTCAAGGTCATGGGTGAGCATAGGGACGGGTTCAGGGACCTCGTGATCGTGATGATGGCCGTCCACTGCGGCCTCCGCATCCACGAGATCCTGGGCCTGGATCAGGAGCAGTTGTTCGATGAGCGTGGGGTGTGCCGTCAGGTCGTCAGCCTCCGCGTCTACAAAGGATGTCGTAAGTGGCGAACGAAGGCTGGCGCCAAGACGATCCGCGGCCGTCGCCGTCGAGGCCTCTCGCAGGAAAACCACCGGCAGCGCATCTTCCTTGGGGCCGGGCTTCGCGAGAAGCTCATGCAGCTCCGGCGGAACATGATGCATGACAGGCTAGACTGCTTCGGCAGCTCTCCGATGTTCCAGTCGCGCCTGAGGCGCCGCCTGTCAGACAGGAGCGCTCGAGAGAACTTCTGGAAGTGGCAGGAGAAGGCCAAGCTCGACGGTCGGTACACGTTCCACGAGCTGCGGCACACGGCCATCACACTGGCCTACCGCCTGAGCAACCGGGACCCCGTGGCTGCAGCCACCTTCGCAAGGCACTCGAACCTGGCGCAGATCATGCGCTACACCCACGTCGACGACTCAGAGCTGGCGAAGATCGCCGGCCTGATGCCCCGATGATCCCCGCCGACGTCGCGGCCGATCGACTCCTGCGCCTTGCCGTGCAGCGAGATTTCTTCCTTGCGGAAAGGGATCATTGGGAATACTTGGCCGGCTTTGGTCTGCCGGGCGCTCTTTTTCTGGGCCTTGATCCATCAGCACGGGTCAAGCACTACGACGACATGATCGGACGCATTGATGAGCAGGTGGCCGAAGTCCGTCTACAGACGGCGGCCTGCGGCAGTCCCGCGGGCCAGGAGTAGATTTCATGCACACGCCGAAACCTCGTGTGAGCGCCGAAGATATGGCCGCCTACCTGCGCAAGCAGATAACGGCGGCAGAGAGGATGCTGGCGGACAGGGACCAGTGCATCGAGCGTCAGCGAGCACGCTACACCGAGGCCTACGAGGCGGGTGATGAGCGCGAGAAGGCCCGCTGGCAAGAGAACCTGAGTGCATCCGCCCTGCAGCGGGCCGCTTGTTACGAAAGGCTTGTGACGTGGCGCACTGCCTTGCAACACCTGACCGGGGAACTGTGGTCATGATTGATGACTCCATGCCTGGGGTAGGATCCAGGCATGGAGCCACATGCGTGACAATGTGGCCGAGGACGACCACGGGTGCCGAAGTGCGCGCTATCTATAGGTCAGGACACGACTCGCGTCAAGCCGATGCTGGCTGAGTGTAATGCATTACGACGCTGGTAGCGATCGGCCATCTCCGTGTGGATGGTCGTTCGGTGCTCGTGTCGCTCACGGTGAGCGCTGCATCAGGAGGTGTTTGAGATGGCGGACATCAAGATGATGACCCTGAAGGAACTGTCGGCAGCCTACAAGTCCGGCGATATCCACAAAGACCGTGTCGTGCTCATCGACAACGATGACGTGTGGCTCCACCTTCCCGTCGACCGATCGCTGTGGTCCAAAGAGCCGACCGAGGAGGAGCGTGATGGTGACGTCGACACCGAGCGTGTGTGGTGCGCGTACGGAGAGCGCGAGGCTCTGAATCAGGCCTTCGAGGCCCTCGGGATCCCGGCCGAGGGCGTCTGACCTAGACCACGTAGACCGCAGTAACCGAAGCGCTGCCTCCACCAGGAGCCAGCTCGGAGACGTCTTCGTTGCTCACCACCGTGGCCCGCAGCGACAGGCCGGACAGGTCGATCGCATCGGTCGGCACGGCGTTCGTGCCAGTGCCACGACCATCACCGCTCACCAAGAGGTTCATGCCGTCAGCCAGGCGGTCAGCGAGACTGCCGACGCCGAAGTCGATTGAGGCGGTCGTCGCGTCCGTGCCGGTGTACTCGCCGACCTCAAAACCGAGCGCTGCAGCGGTGTGCGCCTGGACCTCGATGGTGTTGCTGCTGCCATTACCAACGGTCCGAACATTGAGCGATCCGCCCGTGATGTCGACGCTCAGGCCGCTGCTGCCCCAGGAGAACTCAAGCGCGTTCTTGACCTCATCAAGAGTGGTGGCGGTGACGTCAACCGAGGTCCCGGTGCTGGAGCTCGTCCCGGCATCGAACGCCCATGGAACGAATCCGCCAGAGCTCGTGACGCTCGACTGGACCCCGATCATGTTGCTCGTGAGACGCCACTTGTCGCCAGAGGGGGCCGCCACCGCGCGGCCGGCGAAGTGGATGTTGAGTCGGGCGATCACCTCCGCGGCTGTCGCTTCTGCAGGGTTGGCGAAGTCGGCAGCCAGGAAGTCCACACTCTCCTGCGGACCGTTGTTGAGCCTCACGAACCACGAGGTTGTCCCCAGGCTGTATGGCTCATCCGCAGACGGCTCGAAGTAGCTGTAGGTCCCATCCTCAAACGTCACGGTCGCCGGAGAACCGTTGACCTCAGCGACGAACGTCTGACCATCGACCAGGGCGAATGTGGGCCCGTCGGCCCCCTGGATGCGGGCGGGCGCGAGCTGGCTGGCCCCGGTCATGGCCACCCGGGTGACGTAGGAGTTGATCAGCCTCGCTCCATCCGGGAAGACGAAGCTGTCGGTGAGCGCCTGGCTCCCGTCGTCATCGGTCAGCATCTCAGCGTCAACCGTGAAGGTCCGGCTACGCATCTCGAGGAGTCGTGACTCAGTGCCACTGTCCGGGTGGATGGTGAACGAGATCAGGCCGAGGCCTGCGTCCCGCTCAAGATCCGCCCGGACCCTTTCGTAGGCAGCCGTGTCGACGCCGACGAAGGTCATGGTGCTGGCCCCTTGGACCCGACCGCTGTCGGGCAGTTGATAAGTACGCAGGAGCCCGGTCAGGTTCGTAACAGCGACTTTCATGCGATCATCCTCCGCAAAACAGTCTTTTCACGCTATCAGATCCTTGCCGTTCAGGTGGATATCAATGTAGCCTGCCACGTGCCCGATGAAGAAGGGGCCATGAAGGAGTTCGCATGAAGGTCATCATCGAGAATCTGACCACCGGCGAGGCCGCCGAGGTCATCAAGGTGCCCCTTCCCGAGGGGGGTGATGTCCGCGTCGGGGAGACCCGGACGTTCCGCAACATCGACACCAAGACCCTGGAGTACGCTGAGGCGACCCTGAACGAGCTGATCGCCGACGAGAAGATCACCGTCAACGTCCTGCCCGACGACCACGGGAGCGACCACGGCAAGCGTGAGTATTGCCGGGTCTTCATCCTGGAGGCCGTCGCCGATCAGGACGTCAGCGACTTCACCGACGGCGACACCGCCCAGGCGTTCACCGACACCTACGTGTTCCCCGACGGGGCGGTCCAGACCGGCTTCAGCGTCGAGACCGAGGTGGCCTTCGCCACGCCCAACACGTTCGTGGCCGACATCGGCTACAACGGTGCGAGCGAGGGCGATCTGCTGCTCGACGGCGTCAGCGTCAAGGCCGCCGCCAACCTGCCCGGATCCGGGGCCAACGCGACCCCCACCTTCCGCCGCAAGATCGGCGGCAAGTCCATCAAGGCCTCGTTCACGTCGGGCGACATCAACATGAGCGCCCTCACCGCCGGCCGCATCCGCATCCGCGTCTTCTTCCGCGTCTACTGATCGACCCCCTGACGAAAAAGTAGCCGTCACTGCATTCCGGGTTTGACGCCCGGAATGCAGCGTGATACCTTCACCACATCGCCGATCCTGGCGACTGACGGTGGGGGTGATCATGATTTTTCGCGAAGGCGTCTTGCTCGTACATGCGGTACATCACAAGTACCGCGACGACTTCCGCGCGCTGGCGGCGGCCGGGCTCGCTGCCGAGCAGGGGCTTCTTCAGTGGGGCGCGACCGCGGCCGAGGTCCATAAACTCGTCCATAGCGTCGCCGTGACGGCCGAGGCTGTCGCCAAGGCCAGGTCGATCGTTGCTGCGGAGACGCAGCCTGTCGAGCCGGTCGAGTCGGCGGCCGACGCTGGAGCCGACGGCGACGCATGGGTCAAGTCACAGACGCATAAGGCTCACGCCGAGCTGCTGCGCGCAGGTCTCGACGGCCGCCAGGAGCCGATCACGATCGGCGAGAAGGAGTTCACCATGGTGGACTACGCGCTGCTGATAGCCCTTCTTGGTGGTGCCGTGCTGCTCACCTGGGCCTTCCTGCCCATGATGGGCGGCGGTGGCGCCATCGCCAGCCCCAGTCAGCCTGCCCAGGTCGAGCCGACCGATCGGCAGCGTCGCGAGGCGTCCATGGACTGCCAGCGCGCGATGCTGCCCAAGTACGGCGGGGAGTTCCGCCCGGAGACCGTCTGTATCTGCAACAGCAGAGTCGGCCTGCCTGAGAGCAGCGAGTGCAAGAAGGCCCGCCGCGGTCGTTGATTCTCTCGCGGCGCCCGCGTACATTGCGGGCGTGAGTGCCGCAATACCTGGCGTCATCGTCAAGCGAGACGCCTCAGAAACCGCTAACTGGCTGGCCACCGAGGCCGGATTCCTTGAGGGGCTTGTCCGCATTGATGGCAAGCCGCTGGTACTTGACGAGTACCAGAAGGAATTCCTGAGCTTCAGGGATCCAAGGTCTGGGATCCGGCCAAGGTTCCGCATCGTGAACAAAAGTCGCCAGGTCGGCTTTTCGTTCATCAGCGGCGCCGAGTCGCTCGCCCGCTGTCACCTCAAAGAGGGTCATCGATCCATCCACGTCAGCTACAACCTGGCTGACGCGAAGGAGAAGATCACCGTCGCCAAGTCCCTCTATGAGGGATTGCCCCTGGCCTACCAGCGCAGGATCCGAACCGACACCAAGACGGAGCTTTCATTCGAGACTCCTGGGAAGGGCGTCTCGAGCGAGTCGAGGATCATCTCGCTGCCGGCAAGGCCACCGCGTGGCAAGAACGGCGACATCTACTACGACGAGCTGGCCCACGCCCCCAACGACCGACACCTCTACACCTCTGGAACCGTGCTCATCGCGCGCACCCAGGGGCAGTTCACGATCATGTCGACCCCGCTCGGCCAGCGGGGGATCTTCTGGGAGATCTTCAAAGAGGAGATCAAGCCGTACAAGGAGTTCCAGAGGTTCTTCGTCCCATGGTGGTTCTGCAGCGTCTTCTGCACCAACGTCCCACTGGCTGTCCTTCAGGCCGAGACGATGTCCACCAGGGACAGGGTCTACAAGTTCGGCAACCAGGGCCTCATCGCTCAGTACGAAAGCCTGACTGAAGAGGACTTCCAGCAGGAGTTCGAGTGCGCGTTCGTCGATGAGGCGCACGCCTACTTCCCCTACGAGCTGATCCTCCCATGCACCGACCCTGAGATGGAGGTCACCGACGACCTCGGCAGCCTCCCGAAGCTGAAGGGCCGCCTTGTCGGCGGTGTCGACTTCGGCCGCGTTCGCGACCGGACGGTTATCTCACTCTTTGACGAGGTCGGCGGCGAGGACGAGGTGCGCCACACCGAGGTCTACCGGCGCGTCCTCCACAACATGCCGTTCCCTGAGCAGAAGGACATCTGCCGCGCACTGCTTCAGCGCTCGCCGATCGTCAGGCTTCGGGTGGACAAGACAGGCCTGGGCCTGCCCCTGTACGAAGATCTGCACTACGACTTTGACGAGATTGTCGAAGGTGTCGACTTCAACGTCACGAGCAAGGCTCGGATGGCGACGAACTTCAAGATCCGCATGGAGCAGCGGCGGATCATGATGGCCCGCGATCGCGACACCGTCAACGACATTCACAGCATCAAGCGGATGGTGACTGCGGGCAACCAGGTGCTGTACATTACCGATCGCTCTGCATCAGAGCGGACCAAAGAAGGCCACGCCGACATCTTCTGGGCGATGGCCCTCGCGACTGTGCAGCAGCCAAGGGAACGCGGCGGCGAAGTGAGTGCAAGGAGCGTCGGATGAAGTGGTCTGTGAAGGTGTTCGAGCGTCGGAGCCCGCGCGAGGTCAAGCGTCTCCAGTTGGATGACTTTCAACTGGACGCGAGGACGGTCGACGCGGCCGTGTCCTCAGCCAAGGCCGAGATGGCGAGGCGCTGCCGTTCGGTGGTGATCGCCTCCGTATGCCCCGACAACGTCATCTCGATCCACGTCAAGCCCAGGCCCCGCCGGCCGGCCGGTCGGGCGGTGGTCAAGTAAATGGCGACTCCGAAGACGGGCGTTGACGCCCGAGTGATTGAGGTGAAGGTCGACAAGTCCTTCATGGACGGCATCGTCCGTCGACAGGGGACCGAGGCCAGCAGTGGCCACACCTTCAACCACGACGGGGCCATCGAGCCGCCATACGACCCAAGGATCCTGCTCCACATCGTGGAGCACAGCTCTGCCCTTCCACCAAACATCGCTGCGATGGAGGCGAACATCGATGGCTTCGGCCACCGCCTCGAGCAGTCGATCCGTCTTGATGCCGCAGAGGTCGACGATCGCATTGCGGACTTCCTGATGGCCAAGGCTGTCGACGAGGGCGTGGAAGATCCGAAGCTACCGAGCGCGGAGGCTGTCAAGGCTGAGAAGGAGCGCCTGGCCCTTCGATTCCGCCTCGAGAAGGTGATGGGTGACGCCTTCTTCAAGCAATGCACCGACGGCGGCCCCCAGGGCGGCTTTGGGAAGCTGCGCAAGGAGTCGCGTACTGAGCTGGAGTCGACCGGCAACTGCTACTGGGAGGTCTGCCGCAACGGCAAGGGCCAGCCTGCTCGTTTCAACCGGCTCCCGTCGTACACCTGCCGACTGACCAACCTCGACCCAAGGTGGGTCAAGGCGGAAAGGTGGGTGCCCATCACGCCGGTCCACTGGACTCGGCAGACGGTCGAACGCCGCTTCAGGCGCTTCATCCAGCGCGACGAGATCCTTGCCCAATACTCATACTTCAAGGAGTTCGGCGATCCTCGGACCCTCTCGCCCGCCACCGGGAAGTTCTACGAGTCGCCTGAGGACATGGCCAGGTTTGAGCCGGGCGTAGTGCCGGCCAACGAGGTGATCCACTTCCGCCTGAACAGCACCACGTCACAGTATGGACTTCCCAGGTGGATTGGCGCGATCCCTGAGATTCAGGGCGTCAGGTCTGCCGCGGAAGTCAATTACTTCTTGTTCAAGAACAAGTCGGTCCCGCCAATCGTGGTGCTGGTCTCTGGCGGCCGCTTGGGGGCCGGCGCGACCGAGAAGATCGAGAACTTCCTGGGTGAGCTCAAGGGGGAGCAGAACTGGTCCAAGATCCTCATCATCGAGGCTGAGGCGAAGGGGACCGGCGGCACTTCGCCCACGGTCACCATCGAGAGGCTGTCGAAGGAGATCCCCAACGATGGGCTCTTTCAGGAGTTCAAGAAGCAGGGCAGCTACGAGATCGGCGCCATGTTCCGAATGCCTCGGATCTTCCGCGGTGACGTCGCCGAGATCAACCGCGCGACCGCCGACAAGTCGATTCAGATGACTGAGGATCTCGTTTTTGCGCCTGAGCGGACAGATTTTGACAACTTCATGAACGCGGAAATCCTGCCTGAGAACGGGATCTTCTGCTGGTTGTTCAGGACGCTGACGCCGATCACTCGGGATCCCGAGCGCTTGGCCGACATGATCCAGAAGATGGTCATCGCTGGCTGCATCACGCCAGCCGACGGTCGCCGTCTCTGCGCTGACGTGTTCAACGTCCACTTCCCTGAGATTCGAGCCTCGTGGATGGAAAAGCCCATCACGCTTACATTGGCTGAGATTCAGAACTCAGACAATGGCAATGGTGACGTCGAGCAGGCCGCCGGCACCATCATCGACGCTCGCGACAGGATGCAGGCCAAGGTCTCTGAGGAGAGCAAGGGCCTCGTCAGCGATCTGCGGCGGCGTCTGCAAGAAGGCGAGCCGTCCGGCCTCAGCGACGATGAAGTTGAGGAGATGCTCTCCTTGCTGGACAGGTTGTGATGATTATTCACATCACCGACTACCGTCTCGCCGGCTTCCTTTCATCTCGAGGCCAGGAGATGGTTGGGACGTCACGTTCTGGCCGTCAGGTCGAGTTTCAGTTCGAGGACGGTGAAGCCGTCAGGGCGCTGATGGACCAATACCCTGGGTCACCTGAGTGCAGGTACGACAGGGCCTGCAAGGCCATGAACGCCCTGGCAAGGACCAGGATCAGTGGTGGGCGATGAAGGTCCGTGTCGGCACCGCAGTCAAGTGCATCTGCGGCTGGATGAACAGGATGCCCCTCAATGGGACTGCGGTCTGCCTGAGGTGCCACCTCGAGCTGGTGCGGCCGCCGCCTCAGCCAGAGAAGAAGCCGTGCAGGTGCGGTTGCAATGACTGCTGAGATCGACAAGTGCTGTGAGGGCATGGAGGCGGCCGACCACCTGCTCAAGCACGGCCTCGGGATGCGTCTGATGGCCAAGGCGATTGACCTGACCACGGGGTCAGGCTTTGACGAAGCGGTCGCGCTGCTGGCCTCACGCCTCAGGAGGTCGGCCTCGGTCAGCGAGAAGGCCGCTGTAGCTGCTGCGCTTCGAGGCCTCGACATCGACTGGGGGAGGTCGAACCCAGAGGTCCGCCGGCGGCTGATTGAGCAGTCGCTCGTGGAGGCCGGTCGCAAGCTGGCAATGGTCCCCACGAAGATCGAGACCCGCCTTGGCGATGCCCTTCCCAGCATCTTCAGGGCCGGGAAGCGCGATGTTCGCCGGTTCGTCCCCAAGGTCGGCATTCGACTCACCGCCGTCGATGAGGAGGCCATCCGTGCGATGAGGTCGTCTGCAGCCCTCTTCGTGACCGACGAGATGGGTCGGCGAGTCGACTCGTTCGGCGAGGCGGCCAAGGACATCGTCGCCCAGGGGATGGAGGCGGGGTGGGGCCGCAAGGAGATCTCCGAGAAGCTCGCGGCTGCTGCCAATGGGAAAATCGCAAAGGGCGGCGCGTACTGGGACGTGATAGCCGGCGCCTTCGTCGGCCGGGCCCGTTCCTGGTCGCAGCTCATCGGATACGATCAGGCCGAGATCAGTCGATACCGCGTGGTCGCCATCCTTGATCAGGCGACCACGCAAATATGCCGCTTCCTTGACGGTCAGGTCTTCGACGTTCGGGAGGGACTCAACGCCCTTGGGCGCGAGAGGACGCTGTCGCGCCCTGAGCAGATCAAGGAGTCAAACCCGTGGGTCAGGGAGCGTCGAGGCGAGGATGGCAAGAGGCAGCTCTACGTGACCCGCGACGGCCAGCGCGTGCCCATCGCCACGGTGGAGCGGGCCGGCAGCGCCATCGACGACCGGGGTGAGTTCTCGGGCGCCATGGGCGAGCGAGACCTTGTCAACGTCGGCCTGGGCCCACCCCCATACCACGGCCTTTGCCGGTCGACGACGGTTCCCGTCTTCTAGCACTCCCTTGCATTCCGGGCGTGAAGCCCGTATCTTGCAGTGGCGGCAATCAAGCCGCCTAAGTGAGGACAGGGGATCTTCATGAACCAGGTTGTCGTTGAAAGCGTTGTGATGAAGGCAGAACTCCGGGACGTCTACCCGGAGGAGATCTACGACGAGTGGGGCGATGAGGCGATCAAGCTGTCCTCAGCCGTCGACGGTCGGGAGCATTCCGACTTTGCTGAGCTGGAGGTGATGACGGGCCGTCCCTGCGACGGGCTCACGTACATCTCCGACGCCGCCGTCTATCAGGTCGCCGTGTTCTTCGGCGCCGAGCCTGTCGGGATGCAGCGGGGAACGAACCACTACGTCGCCACCCGCATCAAGGCCCGCGTCGGCCGCCCCACCGGCTGGCGGTGGGTTGGTTTGGGGAGGCTCTCCAACATCATCCACTGCATGGGGATGGATGAGGTTGACTGCCCTTTCTTGACCTGAGCCGCCAGATCCCACCACAGTGTGGCCATGATATGGCCGCATGACCTCAACGCAGATCCACGTGATACCAACGCCCTGATCTTCAAGTCTGCCAACATGGCGCCCGCCGAGGAGCGCAGGGAGATCTTCGGAGAGGTGCTCATCCCGAACGAGCGCGATCTCCAGGGCGACATCTACTCTGAGGAGACCGTGCGCGATGCAGCCTACAGGTGGATGGCTCGGTATGACCCGACCAGCAGCCACGGGCTTCAGCATGGCAAGAGGCGGCTCAACTCCACCGATCCATCAGCCCGTCAGGTCGAGCTCCTCGAGAGCTACGTCACCATCGCCGATCTCACCATCAATGGAAGGGTGATCAAGAAGGGGACATGGGTCCAGAGGTGGAAGATCTTGGACGATGCTCTCTGGGCGAAGGCAAAGAGCGGCCTCATCACCGGGTTTTCGATCGGCGGCCGCGCCAGGGTGGCCGACTGAGCATTCCGGTCTTATAGACCGTAATTGTCATTTTTACATGCCAAGGACATTTTTTCTTGGACATGGACCAAATGCGCCATGTAGGAAATAGAGTCATCGCGTGCCCGTGATCGGGCCTGGAGACCAAAGCGTGCCGAAGCTCAAAGAAACCACCCTCGTCGACATCGAAGTTGATGAGGTGTCGATTGTCGGTGAAGCGGCCAACAACCGCACATTCGCCGTGGTGAAGAGCACCGAGCCTGCCGCCGATCAGGCTGCGGATGCCGGCCAAGCCTCTGACCAGGCCGCCAATGGCGGTCAGGCAGGCGCCGCCGAGGTCGCCGCCTCCGAAATCTCCAAGGCGGTCAAGGCGCTCGATGGCATGGAGGCTCGCATTGTCGAGCGTGTCATGTCTGAACTCGCGAAGGCTCGCGAGGCCGCCGAATCGGTCGTCATCACGAAGGCTAACACCGCGCTTGATGAGAGCCGTGTCGAGACGCAGAAGGCGCGCGATCGCTCCGCTCAGCTCGAGGTGGAGAACGCTGCGGTCAAGGTCGACCTCGCCAAGGCGAGCACCGACCTCGCCAAGGCCAGCGCAAGCCTCGTCACGGCCGCCAATGAGTTGGCCTTGGCAAAGGCTGACGCCGACCGCCTCCAGGCGGAGGTGATCGCTCTGAAGCAGCAGGTGGAAACCGCCCGTATCGAAAAGGCGGCCCTTGAGAAGTCGGTCACCCGCTCGCAAGCCGCTTCTGGTGAGCCTGCGGTCAACACCCAGAACCAGAAGTCCGGCTGGCCCACCGATATGGGCAACACCCGTCGCCCGTCTCGGGCAGGAGAGAGTGTCTGATGGCAACCAACACCCAGATCATCGAAAAGGCTCGCTTGGGCCTTCAGGAGCTGACGTCCGGTGACGGCGTTCTGGAGCAGGCGTCCGCGAAGGAGTTCCTCCAGATCGCGGTCGCCAGCTCCGACCTCCTGCCCATGTGTACCGTGGTGCCCATGCGCTCGCCTTCGCAGCGCATCAACACCATCGGCATCGGAAGCCGCGTGCTTCGCCGCGGTACCCCCGGCCAGGCCGTCCAGGAAGGCGTCGGCCAGACCGGTGTCGACTTCACCGCGCCCGTGATGGACGCGCAGCTCTTCCGCGGTGAGGTGCCCATCGACATCGAGGTGTTCGAGGACAACATCGAGCAGGGCGGCCTCCGCAACACGCTGATGACCCTGCTGCCGCAGGCCATCGCCCGCGACATGGACGAGCTGCTCATCAGTGGCGACACCGCCAGCGCGGACCCCTATCTCTCGTCCTTCGACGGCCTGCTCAAGCAGGTGGTGACCAACACCCACGACTTCTCCAACCGCCGCATCGTGACCCCCGCGAATGCGGATCCCTGGGCAGACATGGACGCCATGATGCGTCTGGTGCCCCGCCACTGGCGGCGCAGCATGCCCAACTTCAAGTTCCTGACCAGCTTCAAGTCGCTCAGCGACTTCACCAAGGGTCAGATCAGCCGCGAGACTCCGCTGGGCGACACCGCGCTGACCACCGAGAACTCGGCCCTGTACAAGGGTCGCTCGATCGTCCAGATCGGCATGTGGCCCGAGGACATCGACGGCAACGACACCGACCAGACCGAGGTGGTCTTCTTCAATCCGAAGAACTTCCATGTCGGGATCTGGCGCAACGTCCAGATCGAGCTGGTGCCCGAGCCCCGCGAAGGCCGCATCTACTTCGTCATCAGCCTGCGGTTCACGTGCAAGCTGGCTGTGGAGGAGGCCTGCGTCAAGGGCCTCAACGTCCTCAACTCCTGATCCAACAACTCCTGATAGGCCGCTGAGGCCTGGAGAATTCCATGAAGGACCCCAACGGTACCGAAGTTCCCGACGGCACCACCGAAGCCCCCACCGCCTCCGGCCGGAAGGCCAAGGCCGAGAAGGTCGACCTCGAGGCCCTTGTGGCCGCCGCCGTGGCCTCGGCCCTGGATGGCCAGGTCAAGG